AGACCACGACCGTGCCCGCCGTGACGACGAATTGGGTGCCACCGGCCGTGTTATTCGCGACAGCGCTGGCAAACCGATACACGGTGCCGCCGCTCTCGGCGCTCTTCAGCCAGAGGTAAATCGTCTGCACACGCGCGTCCGTGGAATTCGGCACGGTGATGCGGACCGGCGCGGATCGGGTGGGATTCAACGAATCCATGTTGCTGACGGTGGTATTCGCGACGAGTGGACTCGGCAGCGTCTGCTGGGAGAAATCTGAAAACCCCGCCACCGTGCTGTAGGTGTAGACGAACTCCTGCGCTTCCCCGATCGGCGTCGCGGCGTTGAAGGATCCGCCATTCACGTAGTTGACGGCGACCGGCGCCACGGTGGGATTCGGGACGCTGCCCGACGTGTTCACCATGACCAAGGGACTCGGCAACGACTCCCCGCTCGCGGTGACGAACGTATAGGCGTAGAGATACGCGCCGAGGCCGAGACCGCTGCCGGCCATGACGGCCGCGGTGAGCGGCACACTGGGCGCCGCGCCCGGCCCGACGATCGTGCCGTCGCCGCCCAGGTCGACGCCGGTATAGCTCACGCGCTGCGTGATGGCCATCGCCTGGCCCCCCGCCGGATTGAACATCACCGCGTCGTTGATCGGCAGGATCGTTTCGCCCGCGTTGACGTCGGCGAGGCTCGGTTCGCCGTGGCCCTTGCCGTACACCCTGGTTCTGAGCTGCGAGACGTCCGCGCTCTGCGCGATCGGCGGGCTGTCGAGAAACGGATGCGCCGCGTCGATCGGATCGCAGGGGTCGGTCAGCAGCTCGAGGAACAGGTACGCGACGCCCTCCTCGAACTTGTAGTACCCGCCGATCAGGTTCGCCATCTGGTTGAAGGCCGCGCTCATGCCTTCGCTGCCGTCGAGGATGATGTCGACCAGCGGCAGGCCGGCTTCGATGCCCGCCGTCGAGAGGTCGGGCGCGTAGGTCGTGATCAGCTCGATGGCCACCGCCGTCGCCGACACGCGGTTCCAGACGCCGAAGGGCCGGCGCCGATTCGCGAGTGCGGTGTCGTCAATGGCCGCGCAGTCCCACGCGACCGTGTTCGGCCGGCCGACGTAGCTGATGGCCACGGTCTGCAGCGTGCCGGAGAACAGCACGACCGGGTCGTCGGCGTCGAGCGTGACGACGAGTTTTTGATTCGGCTGCGGGGCGGTGGGGCCGTAGAAGGTGAAGCCGCAGGTATTCGGCGCGTCGTTGAGAATGTCCGAGATGCGCAGGCTGCCGACCTTGACCGCGCCCGTGATCGGCACGCCCGAGAGATAGATCCCGACGCGCGTGGCGCGGATCGGGACCAGCGCCGCGGGGAGATAGTTCAGCCGGAAATTGTTCAGGCGCGCGGTGCCGAGGACGGCGGGCTGCAGCGGCATCAGGACGCCCCGAACTGCTGCCCGCGCATCGCCTGGCGCATGATCTCATCGCTGACTTGCCGGGCGACGTCGGCGGCCGTGCCGTTGACGTGGATGGTGATGTTCTGCACGATGCCCGCCCGCCCGTTCGGGACGATGCCGCCGCTCGTCGAGGGTACGAAGAGTTCAGGCCCGCGCTCGCCGACCATGTAGGGCTGGCCGCTCGAGACGGGGCCGCCGGCCGCGCGGGCGAAGATCGGCGGCGCGACGTAGATGGGGCTCTGCATCCCGACGCCGCTGGAGAGGCCCGCCGTCTGCGCGTTGCCCACCACATCGACCGCCATCCCCCGCTGCACCTGGTTGGCGGCGAGATTGAGGATGGCCATCGCGTCCATCCCCTTCTTGGCCACCACATCGAGCGCGGCGGTCGCCGACGCGATGATCGCATCGCTCTGTCGCTTCGCGGTCGCCGTCACGACCTCGGCGTAGGCGGCGGCTTGATCCGCCGTGCCCTTAAAGGCCGCGATCTGCGCCGCGGCGCTTTCCTTCACCTTGAGGAGTTGATAGTCGGTCGTGCTTAGTGTGGACTTCGCGAGGCTGTCGTTGAGTTCGGCCTGCGCGTCCTTGATCTGCCGCATGCCCGCGATCACGGTGTCGTTCATCGCGGACGTCTGCTTTTTCTTGGCGGCTTCTTCCTCCTGCCAGTGTTTCAGGAACAGGTCGTGGGACTCTTTCTCGAAGTCTTGCCAGAGCTTCTGGATCGCCTGGGCGTCCTTCATCGCCGACGCGACGGCGCGCACTTGCCCGGCGGTGAGACCAAAGGCGTCCGCGATATCCTTCTGCGCCGCCCCGGCCTCGAGGTAATACTTCGCGGCCTCGACAACTTCGCCATCGATGCCTTGCAGTGTCGCGTACCAGTCCAGACCAAAGTCATTGAGAGTCACCATCGCCGCGCCGACCTTCTTGGTGCTCTCGGCCCAGGCGTCGGATTGCTCGATGATGGCGGCGATATCCTTGGGTAGGCCCGGCGGGACGATCGCGCCCCAGAAGTTCGGCCCCGCGGCGGCCACCGTCTTCTTCGCCATGTCCTCGAAGGAGTCTTTCATCCGCCGGAAGCCTTCCGTGGTGCCCGTCAGCACGTCGGCCATCACCTGGCTAAAGCCGCCCTTGAAATAGTCGGCCACGTCGGACCCGCCCTTCTTCGTATCCGCCAGGGCTTGCACCGTGGACCGGCTCATGCTCTCCGCACTGTCCTTGGTGTCGTCGAAACCCTTTTTGATCGCGGGCCGCATTTGCTCAAAGCTCTTACCCAGGAGATCGTTGCCGATTCTCGCTTGGTCCGTCGGATCCTTGATATCCCGCAGCGCCGCCGCCACCTCGAAGAAGGCGTCCTCCATCCCGAGTTTTTTGATCGTGTCCAGATTGAGCCCGAGTTGGGCCAACGCGCCGACCGTGGAGGCATCGCCCTCGCCGAGATTCCGCCGCATCGTGCCCATCGCGGTCGCCATCGTGTCGAGACTGACGCCTGTGTCACTCCCCACCTTTTGGAGCCGTTGCAGGGTCTCCACGCTCACGTCCGTGCGGTCGCGGAGATTGGTCAACTGTGTCGCGTTGTTGAGGATTTCCTGGCCGAAGCGGATCGTCTCGTCGATGATTCGTTGCAGGGACAGCGCCCCAAACGTCCCCGCGAGCGTACTGAGGGTGCTATTCCAGCCCGAGGTTTCACCCGACGCCCGCTTGGATTCATCGGCGATCTTCTGAATCCCGGCCGGCACGTCCTGGCCCATCGCCCGGAGCTTCTCGGCCGCCTCCGCCGCCTTCGCGCTCACGCGCGCGAGCTCGTCCTGGGTGAGCTTCGAGACGCCGCCGACGCGCTCGATCGCCTCGACCATCAAGGTGGCGTCTTGCACCAGCTTGCGGCCGGTAAACTTATCCACCATACGGTTGAGGGAGTCCTCGACTTTATGGCTCTCGTCCTCAAACGACTTCAAGACGACTTCCGCTTGTTTCACGGCGTCGTAGAAGTTGCCGAAGTCCGCGTAGAGTTTAGCGGTGAGGGCCATCAGTCAGTGCCTTTATTGAGTTCGTCCACGAGGACGGCGTAGTCGTCCTCGTTCAGCTCACGGACCCACTCGACGCGCCAGCCGCAGCGGAGGGCGATGGCGAGATCGCTGGCGATTGCTTCGCGCCATCCTGGCCGTTTTTTTCCTGCTCCCGTTCGGCCGCCATCGCGTCTTCATGCTGGTCGATCGCCGCGTGAATCTCCGCGAAGCGCTCGGGCTCCAGATCATTCAACCGCGCGGCGAGCTCCTCGACCGACACGCCCCGGATGTTGACGGGTTGCCCGGCGTCATCGGTGAGCGACCAGTCCAGTAGATAGGTCGTGACGAGCGTCAGCCCCGCCGCCATCGGGTTCACCCGCAGCTGCCCGTCGACGCCCGCGAGATACATCCGCGCGTACTGGGCGCGCCGCTCGCCGGCATTCAGCCGCCGCTTGACGGTCAGGGTCTTTCCCTCCGACAGGGTGAGCACTGTTTGTTCCGGCCGCACGAACCACGACGCCATGCCGTCACTCCTCAAAGGGGCCGAGCGACGCCGTCAGGGTGTCCCCGTGCACCGCGAGCGTCTCCACCGGCCAGCGCCAGGGCGGCCCCGCGGGCCGGTGGACGACGAACGTGATCGGCCGCTGCGTGATCCGATACGCATCGGCGTCCTGGACCGCCGCCGTCAGGCTCGCCCCCGGCCCGCCGGTACTCGTCACGGTCCACGCCCCGACCCGCGCGGCCAGGTGATACACCCACACGAGCTGCCCCGACCGGCCGCGCAGCGTCAGGGGCATCGGATCAGAACGTCGACCCCCAGCTGCCCGCCGCCGCGAAGGACGCGCTGATCGTCGCCGCGCCGCTCACCGGGGTTTCCATACTGAGGTCCATCCACGCCGGGCCAAACCAGTATTTGCTGGGGGCGTCGGCCGAGGGATAGAGATACATGTTGCAGCCATCCGCGGAGGCCGCCGCCGTGAAGGGTTTGTTCTCCTGGTCGTTCCAGAACCCATCGAACGTGCCCTGGAGATCCGGCAACCCCTGCACGTAGGTCTTGTTCGCATCGAGGAACGAGGTCACGTCGATCTTGTCGGTCGCCCGATTCACGGTCCACTTGTTCAACTGGAGGACCGAGCTCGCCGCCCCGGTGCGCGTGGTCGAGAGGTAGACGACGCCTTTGCGTCCCGCATATGCCGCCATCGGTGGACTCCTTCGCTGCTACGCAGCCGCTCTGTGGAGCATCGTGGAGAGATCGCCCAGGACGGTCGCCGCCCGGGGAACCCACGACGCCTCGGCGACGAGCGCCGGGAGTGAAGCCGCGACCGTCGCCCGGCCCGCGTCATCCGCGAGCCACTGCCGGATCACCTGGCCCGCCTCAGCCGGCGTAGTGAAGGTCGGCACCGCGGCGCCGAACACCTCCGGCACCTCCGCGCGATAGTCACTGATCGAAAACGCCCCGCAGGCCGCGAGCTCGTACGCCCGCGGGGAGAGCGATTCGCCGTGGACCTTCAGCCGCCGGCCATTCCGTGAGCGATAGAGATTGAGGCCGATCTTCGCGCGCCGGTAGAGCGCGGCGGCCGTGGTATTCGCGACCACGGTCCCCTTGATGCAGGGGTGCAGCCAGGGCTCGAGCTCGCGGGTCGACCAGGACCCATAGAGCCCGAGATCAATACCGGTCCAGTCGACGTGATTGAAGAACTGGATCCGCTCGGGAAAGCCGCTCCCGACGAACACGACGTCGTGGGCCGCGACCTGGGCGTCCTCGGGCTGCGGGCCAGGCGCGTGCTTCGAGGGGTGCCAGCCGTGGGGGAGATAGCCCGCGCAGGCGTTCACCTGGCGAAACGCGGCCACCATGCTGCGTTCATTCGTCCAGCAGCCATCAACAAGCGCGGCGACCTTGAGCTCGTGCTCGTGATCGTACGGGCTCTCTGTGAACAGCACCGTGACGCGCAGGCCCGCGCGCTTCATCAGCACGATCACATCCGGATGGAGCAGCATCGCGCTGACGACGAGCACCACGTCGACCTGTTCGCGCAGCGCCATCGCGAGGGCGTCGGCGCCCGCGTGATAGGCGATGTCGGCCTGGTTCGGCTTCGGGAGGGCGGCGTCCTGCTGCCGCTTCTTCCGCCAGTGCGCGTGGAGCACGCGGTGCGACAGTTCAATCCGCGTGTCCAGCCGGTACGGGATCACGGTGACGCCGTGCTGCTGGAGGCCGTAGGTGAGCCCGTCGAACACGTCCGCGGTGCTCCAGGACGCGCCCGGGTGAATCACGAGGATCCGCAGCGGCCGGCTCACTGGACGCGCTCCGGCGCCCCGCGGCTCACCGCGCCGATCGACAGCAGCAGATCGCAGAACACGGCCGGTACGCCCGCGGAGGCCCGCCTTGATGGTGTCCACGATGAGGAGCGGCGGCTCCCCCTCCGCCTGGACCGCCTGCTGGAGCTCGGCGACGATGGTGGGGCTCGTGAACGTGTCGTCATCGCAGAGCCACGTCACATACTGCCCCCGCACGAGCGCGGCATACCGCGGCACCTGTTGGTACATGCCGCCGATGCCCAGGCCGATGTGATCGACCATGACGACCTGTTCAATCTGATCGATCGCGGTCTGCGTCCAGACGCTCTCCAGACACGCCACCAGGCCGACCGGCCGGCGGTAGGTGGGCGTCAGGACCGTGAGAAACGGCGTCATGCGGCCTTGACCTCGAAGCCGACGCGCTCGAGCAGCGCCTGGAACTGCTGATACATCCACGTCCGGGTGCGAACCGCTAAGGGAATGAAGAGATCGTTCGGGGGCATCGCGCCCAGCAGGACGTTTTTCTTGTTGCGCCGCGGCTTCGTCCCGTGCTCATACCACCAGGCATGCGACGCCGCACTACGGACCGTCATCGCCGCGCCGAAGCGCCCCGTTGATCCGATGCGCCCCAGCGTGACGCCGCGTTTTAAATTCCCCGTGTGCTCCGGATAGGCGGTCACGAGCTCGCCCCTCATCCGTTCCGCCGCCGCGTTGACGATCGGCACCGCCTCGCGCGCGAGGTCCGCCGGTAGCGTGCGCAGCGTGGCGCGGAGCTCCTCGAGGCCGTCAAAGACCAGCTTGGCACTCATGGGGTGATCTCTTCGCACGCGAGGCGCATGAGATCCTGCGCCTCGTCGATGTGCTGCACGCCGCGGACGAAGAGTTCCCGATGGCGGCCGAGCGCGCTGTCGTAGAAGGAGAGCCGCGTGTCGACCGTCACCTGGCGATGGAAGCGCAGCTCCACGACCGCTTCCCCGCGCCGGCCGTCACTCGCGCCGAACACGGGCTGGATCCAGCACCAGGCGGTCGAGGGCGTCAGCGGCTCAAAGTAGCCATCACTGTCGCCGCTCGTCTGGGGCGAGCGCGTGAGCGTCACGAGCCGGTTGTGCTGATTCACCGTCATGGGATCGGCCAGACATCCGGCCAGGTGACGACGTCATCCCAGCAGGCCGCCGCTGCCTGGCGCGCGGTCTCGCCCGTGAGCGTCGACCCATCCCGGTCGCGATCGAGGTAGGTCACATACAGGCGGATCCCTTGCTTGATGCGCTCGGGAACGTCCTCGACCGTCTCCCACCCGACGACATAGCGGATGATGACGCGGCCGGCCAGCCGATCGGCCTGGAGCGGCGGCCAGGCGTAGCCCGCGGCGCGCACCACCCGGCCCGGCCGGCTGATGGTTTCCACCGCATAGAAGGCCGGCGCCAAGGTCTGCAGCGTGCCGTCGGCGTCGTAGTAGGTGATCGCGGTCACCGACTGCAGCGGATGGGCGCGGGGGAGCCACATCTCCTCGTACCACTGGTCGAGGACGAGCTCCCACGTCTGCGTCAGGAGCCCGCGGTTCATGGTCTTCTCGGCGGTTTCGCGGGCCGCCTGGATGTAGGCCGTGAGCAGCGGGTCGGCATCGTCGTGCGTGATGCGCGCCTGCGCCTTGACGTCGGCCAGGGTGATCGGCTCGAGCGCGGGCGGAACGACCCGCGCCCACTCCGCCCGCTTCGGGGTCGGTAGCGTGATCATCGGGAACCTCGCCGCCGCGGGGGCGGCACAATCGCGGAGGCGGCCGGCTCGCCGAGCGTGGCCGCCTCCGCGGCGTCCTCCAGTGCGATGGCGACGCCTTCTTTCAACCAGCGCAACATCTCCGGCGTCAGGCGGGACGAGACCTCGATGATCTGCCCCGCCTGAAACGGAAACTCAGGCCGGTCGGACGCCGTCGTCTGCAAGAACCGGAGACGCATACCCTACGCCTGCGTGAGGTACTTCACCGGGTGCGTGCCCGCGTCGAGGAGGTCGCCGTCCGAGCGCGCGAACGCCAGGAAGCCGACCTGGTGGAAGTCCGCGTACCGCTCGTCGAGGCGGATCAGCGTCACTTCGCGGCAGTCGCGGATGATGTACTTGCTCAGGTCGCCGAACAGCACCGACTTCGTCGTGGTCGCCAGCGGCGCCAGCGACTGGTTGATGGTGTAGGGATACTCGAGGATGGTGTTCGGGAGCGAGTTCACGCCCGGCACCCAGAGCGGCGCGCCCATCGTGTCGCCACTGAACTGCAGCACCTTGGTCTTCTTGATCATCGCCAGGGCGGTGTCGTGCAGGAGGAACCGGCCGTTCTCGCGATAGGACGGATCCACCGAGTGGATCAGATCGATCAGGTTGTCGTAGCTGATCGTCGTCTGCCCGGCCGCGGTCACGCCGGAGGCCGTCGCCGCGGCCACGATGCCCTTCGGCTCGCCCGTGCCCGTGCCCACCGTGAAGTGATCGTTCTGGATCCGGCCGATGCGCTCGCCGAGCGCGGTGCCGATGAAGTCCATCGCGTTGATGCTGGTGTCCTGGAGAAACTCCACCGAGCACAGCACCGACTTCGAGCTGTACTTGTACGCCTGGAGCACGAGCTGCCCGAAGGTCAGGTCGAGCTCGGTCACCACGGTGTTCTCGGCGAGGATGGCGCCCTTGTTCGCGGTGTCGTTGTTGGTCGGGATGGGCAGGTCTGCGCCGGTCGACGTCCGGAGAATCGTGGAGACCGCGCGCATGCCGCCGAACGAGAGCAGCGCTTTCTCGAGCGCGCCCATAGGCGCATCCGGCACCGTGAAGCCGCCGATCGTCGTGCCGCCCACACCCAGCGCCGCGCGCGTCTGCCAGGCGTCCATGTCGGCCGGGGACGTGGACCGCGGCGGCTTCGCCCCGAACAGCCGGATCGTCAGGGACTTCTGGGAGAGACTGAAGCCCATCCGCTTGGCGGCCAGGTGAGGCGCGTCGGTGAGGGTGTGCGCCGCTTCGCTGCCGGCGAGCAGCCAGCTGCGGAGCGCGAGGTCGGCATCCTCCAGGGTCGCTTTGCCGGCGAGCTCCTCACGCCGGGCCGGGAGCTCATTGTCCCCCGTCTTGCGCTTCGACTCGCCCAGGCTGGCCTTGACGGCGTCCTGTTTCTCCAGCCGCTCGACCTGCTTGGACGCCTTCTCGATGTCGACGTGGATCGCGTCGAACTTCTTGTCCTCGTCGGGCGTGAGCTCCTTGCGCTTCTCGTCGGCGGCTTTCTTGAGAATCTGATCCGCCTCGTCGGCCAGGCGGCCGATGTCGTCGTTTACGAACCCGGATCGACCCGCCGGCACGCGATTTCTTGGCGTGTGCATCGTGGATGTGACGGAAGCCGACGCGGTGCAGGCGCAGAACATGGGGCACATCCATCCACAGGCGCAGCCGGGTGCCGCATGGCTGGCCGCGGCGATGCGCCGGGCATGGGTCGCAGGGGTAAATCCTGGCGGCCAGGTGGGAACGTGGGAAATCACTGGCCGGCCAGAGGCCGCCACCGCTCCACGCGATCGATTGATGACGCACGCGGAGTTGGTCGCGCTGAACCTCGCGGACCCGCCAGCGTAACCAGTTGTTACCGTAGCCGGAGCATCTGGAGTTCTCTCGTGCGCCATGCCACGGACTTCCGCGGCTGGGCCGCGCGAAACTCCTCGAGCGATCGTTTCGCCACGCTCACATCCGTCTGTTGATAGGCCGGGAAACTCACCACGGAGATTTCCGACACCCGCATGTCGAGCACGGTCCGCACGGCGAGCTGGTCGTTCTCGTAGTTCCAGTCGTCCTCGAGCACCCGGAAGCCGAAGCTCATGCCGGTCACATCCCCGCGGCTGACCGAC